GCAACCAAGAGATAATCAATTGGTCATTGGTAACGATTTATTCTATACAAACGATCATGATCATCCAGGAATAAAACAAAAACTAACTAGATACAACAACGACTTCAAATATATACCTTCTCCACTGAGTGAAGATTCTTTTAATGGACACAGAGGAGAAGATGCTCCTGATTGGCCATCACATACAGATTATGTAGAAAGATTTTGCAACAAACAACCACTAAGTGATAAAACTCATATACACAATGAAATTTTAGGTATATATGAAAAAGAAATACCTTTTAACTTTGCTATACATGCTCCATCTATCACTGTAGTTGGACGAGATATATATATTGATATCAAAACTGAAGTGGATTCTGTATTAGTTAATTATTATTTTAAAGAGTTTGCAAGAATGTTTCCAAATTTTAAAATTAATGTACTAAACATTGGTGGACACAATGACGGGTGTTTTCATACAATTAAACCTGGTGCAATATTAAGTCTTAAAGAAATACAAACTTACAATGACACCTTTCCAGACTGGGATGTTTGTTATTTGCCAGATCAAAGTTGGGATAAAGTAAGACCATTCATTGAACTAAAAATTAAAAATAGAGGTAAATGGTGGGTTCCGGGTGAAGAAGAAAATGATGAATTTACACATTTTGTAGAAACATGGTTACAAGATTGGGTTGGTTATGTAGAAGAAACAGTATTTGATGTTAATGTGTTAGTATTAGATGAAAAACATGTTTGTGTCAGTCAGCAGGACAACGAAACAGTAAATGCATTTCTTAAAAAGCACAACATGGAACCTGTTTATGTGCCCTGGCGTCATAGATACTTCTGGGACGGTGGGTTGCATTGCATTACACTTGATCTTGTAAGAGAAGGTACACAACAAGATTATTTTCCAAACCGACAAAACTCAATAACAGACAAAGGATTTTAAATGTTAGAAAAAGATAAGATTTATTCATTCAGACTTAGTGACAGCAGTGAAATTATTGCTAAAGTTATTAGTACTGATTCGACCTCAACTACAATTTCAAATCCATTTTCATTAATTCCTACTCAGCAAGGTGTACAGTTGTTGCCTGCATTGATGAGTGCAGATGAGACAAAAAATGTGACCATAAATACAAATAACATTACAATGTATGTAGAAACAAATAAAGATGTTATCGCAAGTTATATACAAGCAAGCACTGGAATTGTAACTGCACCAAAAGGAATACTAAAAGGATAAACATGCCAGGAGCGGTACGAATAGGTGACACAAACTCAGCAGGCGGAATTGCCGTTGGTGTAGGTGCCTCTTCGGTTATCATTAATGGAAGACCAGCATGTTTAATTGGTACATCAGTTACTCCACATCCTTGTTGCGGAGCACCAGGTTGTTCAATACATTGTGCAGCAAGTACAACACTAGGATCAATGAGTGTGCTTGCAGAAAATAAACCAATCAACTATGTCGGATCTCCAGACACTTGTTTTCATACAAGAGCAAATGGTAGTAACGATGTCATCATTCCTAGGAGTTAGCAGATGGCTTGTGCAGGTGCTATTACAGCAACGGTATTAACTGCCGGAGCAGGTATGGTTGGCGACGTTGGTGGTGAAGTTTTAAAATCAACAAGCGGAATTACAAACCAAATTAAAGATGCAGCAACCGGATTGACCGGCGATGTGAGCATGGCTAGTTTTACAGGCAATCAAGCTGCCTTTCAAAGTTTAGCGTCACCTACTGCACTTACAAATACACTATCAAAAGTAGCAACACTATCTCCTGCGTTACAGAGTTCATTTACCAACATGGCAAGCGGACTAGGTGATAATGTTTTCTCTGGAGGTTTTGATGTTTTTTCAGGAGATGCATTAAGTGCAATGAGTCTTCCTGCTGGACTTAGTAATGTATTGCCAACTGGATTGGCAGAAGCAGCCAAAGTAATGGGTGGTGCCGTAAGTGGTGTGAATATTGCAGGAAGTGCTAACAAGTTTGGAAGCATATTAGGAAGTGCAGAAGGATTTGTTGGAAGTGCAAATGGATTTATTAGTGCTGCCAAAAACAGTGCTAGTGTTTTTAGTGGAGGAACCTTTCCAGGTATGGACAGCGTAATGAGCGGTGGATTAACTGGAATTACAAATGCATTACCGGACTTTGGTGGCGATCTTGCTAGTCTAGGATCAACTATTAACTTTGATAGTATATCTAATCTTGGTTCACCAGGACAACTCTTAAAGAATATGGATATTGCTGGTAACTTAGGTCCAATGTACGATAAACTTGCAGACATAACAGTTGATCCACGTATTGCTGGTGCATTAGGTGGCGGACTCAGTACAGTAACAAATGCAATAAGTGCAGGGACAGGTGGACTTACACTTGGAAGTTTAGGTGTTGACTTAAACAAGATTGCTGATATTGGACCATTGTTACCTAATAATATACAGAGCCAAATCTATAATCAATTTGACGGATTATCACTTGCTGAACTAGGAGATGTCAAAGGCATACTAGGAAACACACAAGCCGCAATAACTAAGGGCGGAGACTTAATGAATCCGCAAAAACTATTTCCAACAAGTTTCTCAACATTAACTGCTCCATTACGAACTGCAAGTGTAGGCAATAGAGCAATCTATACTGCAAGTGGATCTGTAAATGAACAGTTTACAGATCTTGGTATTGATCTTGCTGGTGCTTTGCCAGATGACCTAGCAGTTGCAAATGGTGCATTATCAAGAAGTATGGGACAGATAAAAGGTATAGACGCAACTACTTCTAGTTTATTATCTACTGCGACAACCACTGCTGAAACACTTAAAGGTTTAAACTTAGTCAATGACCAATCTGAATATGTTACCCCTGCAGTGAGCAACTTTTGGCAAAACTTTTACGGAGTACAAAGTAATATAACATTAGCAACTGGACCTGATGGTACATTCACTGTCAGTGATGCAATAGGATATGCCGCTGGATACAACAGTGCCGCTCCGCTACAACAAAACAAAATTGAAATGGAAAAACTTATTGCATCAGGTGCAATGAATGTGTTTACACAAGACTCAGGATCAGGAAGTGCAAATACAGGAATTTACATTATAATGAATTATTTTATTGATGGAGCATATAATCCAACACCGCCAGCAGTCGCACCTTTTGTAATACCGGCAGGTGTATACGGTGCTGGAACTTATGCAACACAAACATTAGCATGGAATGGTATTATTGCAGCCGCAAAAACTCTGATGCAGAATTTTTATACTGCAAACCCTGGCGCTCAGATAATACAAACAAACTTCAAACGTATGCAAGACCAACAAGCAAGAGAAAAACTTATACGTGTAAAAATGGATTTAGATCTTGCAGTAGTACAAGCACAAGATAATGTTGCAATACAACTTGCTAGTAATCTTCCAAGTTATGCACTTGATACAACCGAAGGTGGAACAAGCCAACTATTAGAACGTGTTATGAATTTTAGCAGTACAGGTGGACAAGCCGCAGTTGGAGCAATGAGAGAAGCAAGAAACTTAGATAAGTTACTTACAGCAAACATACAAATAGATGCTCCAATACCAACAACACCTCCTGCAAATCCTGGTGCAATTGCTCCATCAACGTTTACAGTAGCACAAGCGGATGCAATAATAGTTAGGTCATAATAAAGTGTTTAATATAGAAAACATTGCAAAAGCACAAGCAGACTTTACAGAAAAAAGATATTGTGTTATAGACAATATACTCGAAGAATCGTATATTCAAGCATTATACAATTCAGTAACTGAACTGCCATATCAGTTAAGGGCAAAAGCAGGCGACAAAATTGGCACCTACCCGCCAGATTTTTATAAGAGTGATCAATTTGACGCTACCCTTCAAGAATATATTGAATATGCCAAAGGAAAGTTTAGTTACTTTCATAATGTTTATGTCGCGGCAAAGGATAAAAGAATACACTCTGATCCTTTTGTTACAGAGTTTAATCATGTAGTGACTGAAGATTACAGTGTAGTGAAACCTGACTACACATTTCACGATTTGGCCAGTGAAGTCACAGGTTTCCCTAACATGCAGGCTAAGAATGGAAACTACGGATATTACGACTATCAAAGTTGGCTAAAAATACACAATGATGTACGTCGATGGTGTGCGTATATATTTTACTTTAACGAAACATGGGAACCAGACTGGGGCGGCCAACTGTGTATTATGGATGAAACAGAGAAAAGTATTAAAGAAAGCATTATTCCTTATGGCAATAGACTTGTTCTTATGGACGTCAGCAAGGTAGATATAAACACACATTTTGTAAGTCCTGTAAGTATTGGAGCAGATCATCCTCGTTACAGTCTATCAGGATGGTTCTATCAGAAAGATAAAGATGGACCAGGACCAGAAAAAAGGTTGACAAACCCATAAAACCATTGTATACTTATAGTATGATATGTAACAGCAATGGAGACATCACTCGTGTTAAACAACAAATACTCATCAAAAGAATATAATGGATTACAAGTGGCTTGTGATTGGATACAAGATCTTGAACAAAACAACAGTAGATTACACAAAGAAGGCGTAATTGAAAAAGCACTTGTGGCTGCAAAACTTGGTAGTTATAGTGCAGAATGTTTCTTGTACAATTGCTACCTAGCATACAATCCTTATTTTACATACAATATTAAACAAGTTCCTGAGACACAAGGTCTAGAACATAGAGAAAATCCTTGGGTTGCATTTTGGGGATTGTGCGAAAGTTTACGTACAAGATCAGTAACTGGCAATGCCGCTAGAGAAGCAGTAAAAGTTGTTAGTGAGAAATTTGATAGCGAACAGTGGAACTTATTAGCGAGACGTGTGTTGATTAAAGATCTACGTTGTGGTATAACAAGTAAAACACTTAATAAGATACTTGGTAAAAGTGAATGGAAGATTCCTACATTTGAAGTACAACTTGCAACAGATTCAAAAGGCCATCCTAAAAAACTTGCAGGCGAAGTAATGATTGAGCCTAAGTTAGATGGTGTAAGAGCAATTGCTATTATCTATGCAACAGGTAACGTAATGTTATACAGTAGAAATGGTAAAGAGTTTGCAAACTTTCCGCACATAGCAAACGATTTAAGTAAAATTGCAGAGACATTTAGATCACATGATACAGATGCATTGGTAATTGATGGTGAAATCACAGGCAAGAGCTTTCAAGAACTAATGAGAAGTGCAACTAAAAAAGATCACAATGCAACTGATAGTGTGTTTAATGTGTTTGATATGATGAGTTTAGAAGACTTTAAACGTGGACATTGT